CCCCTCTCCATCCTGGATCTCCGGCGGCGTTCGGTCGCATATTGCGAAAGATACGGCGTAGTCGTGTCGGTGCGGCCCGAGCACGGGAGCTTTGTCAGCTCTCGTCCATCGCCCGCGCGCTGCCTCCGGCCGACGACGCCGTATGCGACCGGTCCCTCGAGGATCACAGGAGTACACTTGCCAGGAAGGTGGTTGTTCCACCTCCGGTTATCTCTGAACTCCGCGAGTTTTCCGTGGCTTGGGGAAAACGGTTTGGGCGATTTGCCAATACATCCGTCGCATCCCTCAGCGCGAGCTCTTCTGCTTCTTTGGACTATTCCCGAAAACTTGGCGGCCTTAGGGCCGACTTGAGATCGGTAGTAGACACTTGGAGCAGCGAGCCGGCTGGGAGTGCTTCGGATGGCGCCCATCCCGCCCCCACGTTTTCGGATCCCACTCGCTTCACTCACCAAGGTGAGTTGAATCGGCAACAATATCAACTTCAGGGTGTCGTTCCGACCCGGGACGTTGTGGAGTATGTGGTCAACATATTCCAAGACCCGGATCTTGAACGCACCCGTGTTGCCAGGATGATCAGAGACACCTCCCTGTGGGGGTTTGTAAACCGCCGCGGCCCTCTCCCATGTCGGGCGACCACGGTACGAGAACGCGGGTTCAAGGCCCGCGTCGTAACCAAATCGCCGTCCGACGTGGTAGAGGTTGGCCACCTCGTTCGCAGCGTTGTCTGGCCGATGCTGGAGAAAGACCCTAGGGTACGTGCTTCGCTTGAAGGCGGTAGACTCGAGGAGGTTTTCGCAAACCTCTCCGAGAACCGCATCAAGTGTCCCGTGTCCCTGGGTGATCTCCTTCTGGTATCGGCCGACCTGACAAAGGCGACGGATGGTTTTAGCCGTGACACTATATTGTGTGTCTGGGATGGTGTGTGTACTGGAGCCCAACTCCCCGAGGACGTTCGCAAACTTGGCGAGCGACTCCTCGGCCCCATGCGTGTCGAATACGACGAAGATTCGGGCCTGGAGGCTCTGGATACGGAGGGCGGCTGCCTGATGGGGCTGCCGCTTTCTTGGTTTATCCTCAATATCATTAACCTCTGGGCCTGTGAGTCTTCGATTCGAGAGGCGTGCCAAAGTATTGGCTTGCCGAGGGAGAC